TGCAACGAGGCGGATCGTGGATGGGTGGCCGAGCGGTCGAAGGCGCACGCCTGGAAAGTGTGTATACGTCAAAAGCGTATCGTGGGTTCGAATCCCACCCCATCCGCCAACGAGTCTGCATGGCAAACCGTTCTCCGTAGCACTGCGCCGAAAGGCGCGGGGTTCCGGCGGTTTGCGCTGTTCTTTCCGAACCGGAGAGAGCGCCGATATGCCCTTTTCTCCGGCTTTTCACCCGACGCTCTCTGCCCGCCAATTTGGCGGTCCGGTTTCGTATTTTGACCCCAACGAACGAGATCGGCCCTGGCATCAGCCTGGGCCGTCAAAAACTCAGCAGTGGCCGTAAATCACGCGAAACCGAGCAAGGCTTTCTGCTCGTCCCAACCGAGGGGAAGATCGATACGTCTGACCAGAGTTTCGACAGTCAGGCCGACAGGATGGCGACCGACAGTAATGGCCTCGACGATGTCTGGTGCGAGGAAGGCCAACGGCAAGAGATGCGAGACATAGCGATCGGTGATGCCCTCGCGCAAGGCGATGGCGGCAAGCGACGATGCCCGTCCGGTAACGAGATCATCGAACCATCCCCGCGCCTTGGCGATGGCTTTGAGCAAAATGGGATCGCCTTTTCGGGAAGCGGGCCCCGGCCCATCGACGACCAGACGCATCTCCACGCCACGCCGTTTTATCGTCATCGGCACATGATGCGTGACGCTCGGCATGTCGTCTCCGGTCAATCTGGACAGCAACAGTGTCAGCGTAATTCCATCTTGGCGTAACGCGACCTGCTCGATCAGATCAATCGGATCGCCATCAAATCGTTCCGCCGCCTCGAAGAGAAAATTGAGACGATCGGCCGCGATTTCCGATTTTCGAGCGGCGGACGAGAGAGCACCGCGGTCAAGAAGAAGAGCGCGTGTAGCATCCTTAACGCACCGTTCGATTTCCTGGGCCGGAAGGCGCCAGCCCGGATGTTGGTTGGTTGTGCCGGTGACCAGGGCATTGGATACATAGTAGCGATATCGCCGACCACTCTTGGTGGCATGACTGGGTGTCAGCCGCTCGCCGACCTCGTCGAACAACTTGCCGGTCAGGGGGCTGGATTCAGTCTTCCGTTCGCGACCATCACGTTCTGGGCCATTGTCGCGCAGGCGTTGCTGAACCTCGTCCCACAGGACGCGATCAATGATGGCCTCATGCCGGCCGGCATGGCAGGTGCCCTTGTGACGGATTTCGCCGATATAGATCGGGTTGCCGAGCAAGGCATAAAGCGCACCGCGGGAAAAGTTCGTACCGGGCAAGCCTTTCCGGGCCTTCGAACAAATCCCCGTGCGATCCAGATCCTCTTTCAACTGGCGAACACCGCCGAGGGTGAGATAGCGGCGGAAGATGTCTCGTACGGTGTCGGCCTCGGCGTCGTTGACCAACAGCTTGCGCTCCTTCACGTCGTAGCCCAATGGCACATTGCCACCCATCCACATGCCCTTTCGTTTGGACGCGGCAATCTTGTCGCGGATCCGTTCGCCGGTGACTTCCCGCTCGAACTGCGCAAACGACAGTAGGATATTGAGCGTCAGCCGACCCATAGAGCTGGTGGTGTTGAACTGCTGGGTGACCGCCACGAAGGACACGCCGTGGGCATCGAACACCTCCACCATCTTGGCAAAATCGGCGAGGGACCGGGTCAGGCGATCGACCTTGTAAACCACGATCACATCGATCTTGCGCATGGCGATGTCGGCCAGCAGGCGCTGCAGTCCCGGGCGCTCCATCGTACCGCCGGATATGCCGCCGTCGTCGTAAGCCGTTTCTACTAGACGCCAGCCTTCGCTCTTCTGGCTCTTGATGAAAGCCTCGCACGCTTCTCTTTGGGCGTGGAGGGAATTGAAGTCCTGCTCCAGTCCTTCCTCCGAGGACTTGCGGGTGTAGATAGCGCAGCGGCGAGTTTGTGGCTTAGCCAACGTCACGACGGCGTTCCTTCAATCCGAAGAACAACGGCCCCGACCACCGTGCCCCGGTGATAATCCGTGCCACCTCAGACAGCGAACGGTAGGTCTCGCCGCGGTAACGCACACCATCTTCCTGCACGATGACCTCATGGGTACTGCCCTGCCATTGGCGCAATAGGCGGGTCCCCGTCTTGACGGCGGAAGGCGGCGTCACCGCCTGTCCTGCAGCGATATCCACGGAGATCCGGGTAAACAAGCGGGCGACCGAAGGCTTGAGACCGCCCTCGGTCTGCTCCTGAATCTTATAGGCAATGGCTCTTGTCATCATCAGCCGACCAAGGCGTTTTGGTGGTTCCGAGCCGTAGAGCTCATGCCAACGCTGCTTGAGGATATCGAGAGGTTGGGCGGAAAGGCTCGCCAGATCTCTGGCGAGCTCATTTCGATCGGCGGTGCGGCGGCGCATTTTCAGGCATCGATGTGGAGGCGATAAATACGGCCGCGCCCGGCCACCGTTTCTGAGATCACGGCAAGGCCCAGCTTCTTCTTGAGCGTGCCGCTGATGGTGCCACGCACGGAATGCGCTTGCCAGCCGGTGGCCGAAGTCATTTCGTCGATGGTGGCGCCCCGACGCCGACGTATCAGGGCGACCAACTGCTCCTGCTTGGTTTTGGGGGCCTTCGTTGCACGAGGCTTGCCGGCGTTGACTTTTGTGGCTTCGGCAGCTTGGTCGATGATGGAGGTGGTTTCGTCGGTGGGAAGGGTGTCAATGACGGACATGGTGGGCTCCTTTGCCTGGAGCACCGCGACTGTCGCGGCGCCTCACTGACCCGAGCCCCGCCGATTACTCGGTCGGGGCAGGGCGCAGGCGGGAGCTCGTCCTCACCCACAAGCAAGGCTTGCTTGCCGCAGCAAGTCCAGTCGTTTTTGGGATGCCAACAACTTCCGCAAGCAGTCTTGCCAAAGCGGGGCAATGCTTTGGCAAGACTGCTTGCGAGCGCCGGTGGTCCATTACCGTTTCAATACGTTTGTGAAATTGGCCGCCGAATGATGCCCTTGCTTAAGGTAATCTTCTGATTTCTCAAGCAATTCCTCCTGATCCTTAGACTCGGCGATGGAGGTGTGAAAGTTCAGCACACCAACTGGAGTGCCACACTTTGCGCATTGCACGAACTGTATAGGTGACTTTGCCCCGGCAGGCCGGCTCTCATGAAGCTCAAAACGGGTATTTTTGCATTTCATACATGTTGTCTGTGCCATAATTTATCTCCCGAAGTTTTATTGTTGTGTGATGTCTTGTCCTGCACGAATACTACCGTCGCTTCCGCCAGGGAATAGGTGGCATGCGCGGTGGGCCCGCCGGATTTCGCATTGGATGCGGGGTCCATTTTCCCCCGGGTCCGCCTCCGCCGCTTTGAGGCTTAAGGCCACTGGCGAGCATGGGGGGGTGTCGCGGCCTATTGGGGCTTTCAAACCATTCAAGATACTGGCTGAGAGCGTCGACCTGATCGTCATGACTGCCACTGGGGAACGAACAGATCTCAGCGAGAAAGCCTTCGAGCCAACCTCGCGATGAAGGCAGCAGCACATTGCCCCCGCTCAACAAATGCAGAACCGCCTCCAAACGCTCGACCTTTCCTTTCGTTGGGCGAGGAATGGCCCGGATTGTCTGCCTGTGCTCCCGTAGCGTTGAAATCATGGCCGTTCCCAACGCCGCATCCTCGATCAGGATGGCGGTAGGCGCATGTTGCTCGGATAAGCGAAGCAGATCATCGCGAAGCTCGGTAAAGGCTGCCCGTTTGCGCAAGGCATCGAAAAGGTAATGGTTTGTTCCGTCCGTCCGAAAGACGAGTACGCAGGAAAAACTAGAGGTCTCGCCGGTTGTTTGGCCGAAATCGCAGCTGAACACCACCTCGTGGGCTGCCGTAGGTATGCTGTCGTATCGTCCAAACCACTCTGCCTTGGCGATTCCTGCGTCCAGGAGGATCGGCGCCTGTTGGTATTGCGCCTGAAAAACATGTGGTGGGCGGTCCCTGCGCAATTCCTCGACCTCTTCCACCGAATAAGACTGTGGATCGAGGATATCGCCTGCTGACCTCCGCCATTCGAACTGTCCCGCCCGATAGATCGTTTCCTCTTCTGCGACCAAAGGTACGACGAGGCGCCGGTAGGTACTCCGGTTTTGCACATAGCCGCAGAGATCATCAGGGTGCAGCCGTTGCATGACGATCACAATCTTGCCTTTTGCTCGGTTATCGAGGCGCGAGGCGATTTTTCCGTCGAAAAGCGAATTCACCTTTGCCCGCTCTACGGCAGAGTAAGCATCCCCGGCATCGATCGGGTCGTCGACGATGATCAGGTCGCCACCATGACCGGTAAGACCGCTTCCCATTGAGGTGGCGAACACTCCTCCGCCGGCCGTCGTCTTGAACTGCATCTTTTCCGAGGCGTCCGAGCGCAAAGAGGTCCCGGGGAAAACTTCCCGGTACCATTCTGACCGCATGATTTGGCGACACCGATCTGCATGGTCCTGCACAAGGCGCTGGTCATGGCAGATCAAAGTAATTTTTGTGCTTGGATCGCGCCCCAATAGCCACGCCGGAAAACAGACCGAGGTGATGAAAGACTTTAGCGTCCTGGGTGGTAGATTGATGACCTGCCGACGGACCTTTCCTTCCGCCACTTCGTGAAGGGTTTCACAAATCAGGTGGATAGCCGGCGTGGGACGCATTCCATCCGCCAAATTCAGTTTGTCGAATGACTGGCAAACGAAAGGGAACAGGCTTCGTCCCAGGATTGCGGCCAAGACTTCGAATGTCGGGTCATTCATGGGTCGCCTCCTGTTCCAACGCCTGGACTTCGTCCGGCATGTTGTTCGCGGGTTCGTCCGGTGGTAACGCGCCATGCTGGCGCAAAAAGTCCGTCAGGATCTGATCTTCGGTTCGGGAAAGCGGTCGCGAGTCGATAGTGGCGAGATCAGGCGCGATGTGTTTATCGACGAGAGCGATCAGTAGTGCCGCCGCCCGTGTGTCGCCCTTGAGCGCCTTAGCTACCAGCGCCTTGAGCAAAGCGCGCTGCTTAGAAATTGATAACTCTCGGGCTCCTTCCTTCACCCGAATGCGCTCGCCCAGCTCTTGCGTCAGATCTGTCTTGAGATTGAGAGTGCCTTTTGCCCGGCCTTTGGGGTTCCCCGATTGGCCGGGTTGAAAGCGGCTGTGTGTTGGTGGTTTGGCGTAGCCGACGTCGTAGTCACTTTTCTGGCGTGCCATTGCTTAGGCCTCCCCATCGAGGTGGTCGACGGGAGCAAGGGGCGCGCCCACAGCATTGCGCTGGGCGTTCTCCTCGCGCTGATCGAAGGTCTCGCCGGTCTCGGCCAATGTGGCGGTGCCACCGCTATGGTCCATCCACCGGCGTACGATGAGGTCGACGTAGAGCGGATCGTATTCAACCCCGAAACAACGCCGACCGGTGGTCTCTGCCGCGATCAGCGTTGTTCCCGAACCCAAGAATGGGTCGAGCACGATGCCTCCGCGGTGCGAAACGTCCTTGATCGCGTCGGCGACGAGGGCGACGGGTTTCACTGTCGGATGCAGTTTGAGTAGCTCATCCCTTTCCTGGCCGACGACGTTCATTCCCCGGTACGTCCAGAGGTTGCTGCGGGAGCGGCCCTTCTTGCCCAATTCGAAAGTATTGATGTGGGGCGCCGTGCCCTTCTTGAGCGCCAAGATCATCTCATGCTGGGAGCGATAGAAGGTGCCCATACCGGCGTTGGTCTTGGCCCAGACACAAAGGTTCAGGGAGGTCAATGCAACCCGTTCCGCAGCCGAGAACAATACAGGCAGATGCCGCCAGTCCATACAGACGTACATGACGGCACCGTCGGTCATGACTGCGGTGGAAGCGGATAAAAAGTCCTCAAGAAAGCTAGTGAACTGAAGCGTTGTCATCTCGCCGGATGCCATGGCGAATTCCCGGTGGTGGTTAGCGCCGAGCCCGGAAACATTGCCGGAGATCGCTACGTTATACGGGGGATCTGAGAACATCATTTGGGCGGTTTCGCCACCCATCAAGAGGTTGATAATCTCAGGGTTGCGGGCGTCACCGCAGATCACGCGGTGAGCTCCCATCACCCATACGTCGCTTGGGCGGGTCACGGCCATTGCGTTCGGATCTAGGGCCGGAGGTTCGTCTTCCACCACTGCGCCCAATGGATCGTCGATCGATAGCGACATGTCAATTTCGACTTGATCAAAGCCAGTAGCCGTCATGTCGAAGCCGATCTCGATCAGTTCAGCGAATTCCAGTTTGAGCCGCTGGTTGTCCCATTTGGTGTCCTGGGGCATCCGGTTGATTGCGAGTCGAAGAGCTCGAATTTCGTCAGGATCGTGGCTGCGCACAGTGACCGTAGCCACTTCGTCATGACCTAATGTTTGCAGCTCTTCGACGACGAGGTGCCCGTCAACAATTACTTTGTTGTGATCAATGATGATCGGCACGACTTGGCCAAAACGCCGCAGAATAGATCTAAATTTTCGTCGCTGATCGCGGGTGTGTAGTCGTGGAGAGTTGGTATACGGTCGAAGGTCAGAGATTTTATAATACGTCATCGTTAATCCGTTAGTCGACATTTACTGTATCCTTACTGTTCATGGTCCTCATTGGCGGCAACTTGGGCGCGCCAACGAATATGAAGTTTCAACATTCGCCTCGTTTTCTGAGAGTGCCGATTCCTTCGTATCCTCACCCTCTACGAAAAAAGTGATGAGAGGCGTCGAGCCGAAAACCGAAAACACATATCAGAACACGTAATTCACCATATACGGCGACACAAAAACCAACGTGTCAATCTAGTTTATAGATATCAAATGCTGTGATGAACTGCTGTATATGATGATGTATGCAGCTAAATGAATCGCATATAATGCGAACATTCGGTTTTTCCCACATTTAGAATGTGCGCATATCCAAAGGATCGTCGCAAATATGCGGAAAAATATGGCGTTGCAGGGGGAATCTGTGGCTCTAGATTATCGAGTGGTACTTCGATGGGGGGCTTTGGGATATCAGGGCGGTTGTTCGGCCGTGAAGCCGTTGACGGGAGTTTGCCTGCGCCATAAAACTAGGATAACATATAGGTAGTCGGATAAGATTAGTGGAATGGAGGGGTGGATGACCGAGGGAAAACAGAGTCTGCGGTGGAGCGTCGAGAGGCGACTCGAATTCATCGAGTTTAGGTTGTTCTGGCTGAGGTGCGTGAGGCGGCCCGATCTCGAGCAGCAATTTTCCATTTCACCCCAGCAGGCGTCGGCTGACATATCGCGCTACTTGGAGATGGCGCCCGAAAACATCCGGTATGACGCGAAAAAAAGGAGCTATGTGGCGACCCCAGCTTTCTCCCCCAGATTGTATCGGCCTGACTCCGAAAGTTATCTTGAGCAGCTCCGACTGGCCAATGACGGCAGAATGAAGCGTGACGATCTCTGGATGTTTCCCGCGCCAATGTTCGATGCCGTCGCAATTCCCATGCGGCGCATCGATCCGAACCGACTTCAAGCGCTCGCGCAGGCTATCAATGCCGGTGATAGGACGAATATTCTCTATCAATCTGTTGCAGACCCAGAGCCTGCATGGCGGTGGATTAGTCCTCACGCCTTTGGGTTCGACGGGGCTCGATGGTACATCCGGGCGCTCTGTCACATGAGCATGGGTTTTCGAGATTTCCTTTTGTCGAGGATCTTGGACGTGGGCCAACTGGAGTCCTATTCGCTCGACCCTCGGTTGGATCGCGAATGGAGCACCGAAGTGACAATTGCCATCGCTCCGCACCCTGACCTGTCTCCTGGCCAGAGGACCGCCGTGGAAATCGACTACGGGATGCAGGATGGAAGGCTGGACGTGACCACACGCCTAGCGTTCGTCGACTACGTGCTCAGGCGCCTTGGGCTGGATGCCGATTCCGAAACCACGGATCCACGGAGTCGACAATTCATTCTGCTCAACGAGCCCGAGATCGATGCGGCGTTTGTCGCTATGCACAAAGTAAAGGAAGCGTGATGTCGATAAAAATAAATAAATCGCACATCGGTAGCAACATAACTTGGAGTATAGAGCCAAAGTGTCGATGTGGAAAATTTCGTGAATATGTGGATAATGGCCTTATATTCTCGAGCAATTATAGTGTTATTGAATACAATATATTCTACATTATGCTGCTTGATGCATATGGCGATTTGGTTAGTAAAACGGGTGTCGAAATATCTCACTGCCCGTGGTGTGGTGACCATATCCAAGGTTTCAAGAATATGCAGGGTTAATTCACGGGCAGCTAAGGATGCAGCATGATGATAAGAAAAATCATGTTTCAAACGACATATGGAAATTGGTCAATTTTGCCATCAGATGCCTAGTTATTCCCAGACGGCATTGAGGTGTTAGTGGGCGAGCCTCGTCATTATAGGCTTCTAATACGGAAAAGATCTCGTCCGACATCGATGGTGCGACTTGAAATGAAGTCAATATAATAATAAATGACGTTTTTTGCGTCT